AGGACCGCCATCGCCAACGTTCTCCACTCCATGATGTTCATCGACCAGGAGGTCTTCAAGTCGGGCATCGAGCCCATCCGCCCGACCGTCATGACGGCAGACGCGATCATCGACAACCCGCTCGAGCTGGCGCAGACGGCGCTGGCGCTCAAGACCGCCGAGGCCGCGAGCATCGAGACCCGCGTGCGCCTCGTCCACCCGGACTGGAGCAACGCCGAGGTCGAGGCCGAGGTGGCGCGCATCAACGGCGACCTCGAGGCGGCCAAGCCCGCCATGGCACCGGTCGTGGGAGGCAAGTTCGGCAACCCCGACGACGATCCCGCCTCCACCTCCAAGATCCCGACGAGCGACCAGACCAAGAAGCCCCCGGGCAACGCGCCGCCCGCTTCTCCTCCCTTCGCTAAGGCGTAGGCTCCCGGCCACCTGGCCGGTCGACACGTCCTGGAACCCCGGGTAGACTTGCAGTCGACGCGCACGGCTGCGGTCACAACCCTGAAAGGACGTGAGATGCCGGAACAGAACGAAGGAAAGCCCAAGGACGGAGACGAGGGCGAGGGGAAGCCGCCGGAAGGCGGGGCACCCGCGGGCGGAACGCAACCGCCTCCTCCGGAGAAGACCTTCACGCAGGCTGAGATGAATGCCATCATCCAGGAGCGACTCGCTCGGGACAAGGTGGACCCGGAGATCCTGCGGAAGGCGAAGGCGTTTGACGCCGCCGAGGAAGCGAACAAGACCGAGCTCCAGAAGGAGAAGGACCGGGCCGACCGGGCCGAGGCCAAGACCGCGGAAGCGGAGGCCAGGGCCGACGCGACGCTCGTCCGGGCGGCGATCATGGCCGAGGCAGCGTCCCAGGACGCGATCGACGCCGCGACGGTCGCGCAGCTCCTCGCGGGGGTCGAGTCAGTCACCGTCGTGGACAACGAGGTGAAGGGCGCGGCGGCGGCGGTCAAGAAGCTCCTCACGGACAGGCCGTTCCTGGTCAAGGGCAAGACGCCCGGGACGAGCGGGGGCGGGGAGTTTGGGGGAAAAGACAAGTCGACGCTGGACGAGCAGATCCGAGCGGCGGAGGAGAAGGGCGACTGGACCCTCTCGCGTCAGCTCAAGATGCAGAAGGCTCAGCGCTAACCCAGCCGATCGGAGTGAAGGTCGGCGGAAACGGAGATCATGGCAGGTATCACCGGTCAGGGAACGACCTTCAACCTTCCCAACTTCGTCGGCGAGCTGTTCAACATCTCGCCCGAAGACACGCCGCTCCTGGCTGCTATCGGAGGCCTCACCGGAGGCATCAAGGCAGCCGCGAAGCGGTTCGAGTGGGAGTTCTACGACCTCCGCACGCCCGCTGATCGGGCGCGCGTCGAGGGCGCGAACGCCCCCACGCCGGAAGAGCGCGTCCGGGCCAACGCGTTCAACGTCCTCCAGGTCATCCAGGAGGCCGTCGAGGTGAGCTACACCAAGCTCGCCGCGGTCCAGCACCTCGACGCCGCCACGGTCGTCGGCGGGCAGTCCAATCCCGTCACCAACGAGATGGACTGGCAGCTCGAGCAGACCCTCAAGGAGATCGCGCTCGAGATCAACTGGGCCTTCATCAACCAGACCTTCGCGGAGCCGGCGGACAACGCCACCCCGCGCAAGACGCGCGGCCTGCTCCAGGCCATCGCCACGAACGTCATCACCCTCGCCAGCGAGGTCGACAACGGCGGTGACATCACCGGCGTCGCGGCGACCGACCTGATCACCTCGGCGTCGGCCCACGGCCTCGCCCTCGGTGACCGGCTCCAGTTCACGACCCTGAACGGCGGCACGGGCCTCACGGTCTCGACCCCGTACTTCGTCGTGGCGGTCCCGAGCACCACGACCTTCCAGCTGTCCGCGACTCGCGGCGGCGCCGTCATCGACTTCACGACCGCGATCACGACCGGCACGCGCATCTCGCGCTACACCAAGATCAGCATCGAGTCCATCGGGAACGCGATGCAGGCCGCGTACGACAACGGCGGGCTCATGCTCGGCGAGTCGCGCGTCGCCATCGTCGGTCCGCTCCAGAAGCGGCGCCTCACCAAGGCGCTGATCACGGACGTGAACTACCAGGAGTCGACGCGCAACGTCGGCGGTGTCAACCTGACGGTCATCGAGACCGACTTCGGCCCGCTGTCGATCATGATGGACCGGCAGATGCCGTCCGACAAGGTCGTGTTCGCGTCGCTCGAAGAGCTCGCGCCCGTCTTCCTGGAGGTCCCCGACAAGGGCTTCCTCTTCGTGGAGCCGCTGGCCAAGGTCGGCGCCGCCGAGCGGTCGCAGGTCTACGGCGAGATCGGGCTCAAGTACGGCAACGAGCGCAAGCACGCGAAGATCCTCAACGCGGGATAGTCGCGGCGTTCTGAGTGACCCGGGGACGCCTCAGGGCGCCCCCGGAGCTCGGCCCGAAAGGAGCACGATGACCAAGTTCACCACGACCGACACCTACGCTGAGGTCCAGTTCGTCAGCGGCGGGCGGATCTACGCCTTCCAGGGCGGCGAGCTGGAGGTTGAGGACGAGTCCGACGCACGACGCGTCCGGACATTCGCGGCCGACCGACCCGACCTCGAGATCTCGGAGGTCCGTGAGGAGCTCGAGCCCGAGCCGGCCCCCGCACCGCCCGACCCGTCCGCGACGGCGGGCGCGGAGCCCGAGGGCGACGTGCCCGAGGATGCGCCCGTGGACCCGAGCGCCGACGCGGGTACACCCGCGAGCGAGGAGCCCGTCCCGACCGAGCCCGAGCCCGAGTCGGCCAAGCCACTCGAGCGCATGAACCGCGGCGAGCTGGTCGCGGTCGCCGAAGCCAAGGGCGTTGACACCGTGGGCCTCTCCAAGGCCCAGATCCGCGAAGCGCTGGAGGCCAAGTAGGCCATGGTGCGCTCCGCTCTCGCAGTCCAGCAGGCGGTGGACGAGGGGCTCGCCCCTGCCTACACCGCGGCCAACGTCGATGGCCACTCCATCCCCGGGACGGGTGACATCGTCCTCCACGTCAAGAACACCAACGGCGCGCCCATGAACGTCACCGTCCAGACCGGCGGGACGCTCGTGGGAGAGCCCGTCACGGACAAGGTGGTCTCCGTCCCGGCGACGACGGGCGATCGCATCATCGGCCGCTTCAACGCGGCCCTCTACAACCAGCCGTCGGGCGCCGACGCCGGCAAGGTCTACGTCGACTTCAGCGCGGTCACCGGCGTGACCATCGCTGCGATCCGCATCTAAGGGAGGGCGAGCATGGCCATCACCAAGTTCCTCGCCCGTGACCTCACCATCGAGATCAACACGGGCAGCGTCGGGTCCCCGACCTGGACGCACATCGGAGGGCTGAACACCCTCTCTCACTCACCGTCGAGCACCGACGCCGAGACGACCGACTTCGACAGCGACGGCGTGCCCGAGCACATGAAGGCCGAGCGCGGCGACAGCTGGACCCTCGCGGGCATGGCCCTCGAGGACGTCAGCAACGGCGACCGCGATCCCGGCCAGGCTGCCGTCGAGGCGCTCGCGCTCTTCATGGGACCGGCGTCGCTGGGGCAGTTCCGGATCACGAGTCCGGGCGGCAACACCGACACGTTCATGGCGTCGGCCGAGATCACCCGCCCGGGCGGCGGGAACAACGACCCGGCGACCTGGCAGGCCGTCGTCCGTTGTAGCGGGGCTCACGCCTTCGCGTAGGCCCGGCGCCAGGCGCCCTCAGAGTCACTCAGAAGCCCGGTCACCGACCGGGCTTCGCGCTATCCACGAACCGTCGTAGGATACTGCCATGACCGACTCCTACGCAACCGTACTAGAGCTGGAGGCCCGGGTCTCGGACACCTTCGAGGTGCCCGCGGACGCCGCCCGCCTCATCGCTCGCGCGAGCGAGCTCATCGACATGGCCACGATGGGGCGAGCCCAGGCAGCATGGGACCTCGACCCTGAGGACGCGGACCTCAAGACCGCGCTCAGCGACGCCACCTGTGACCAGGTTGAGTTCTGGCTCGAGGTCGGGGAGGAGCACGACATCGCGGGCATCCGCGGGTCGCTCCAGGGGGGTCGCGTCCAGATCCAGAAGATGCCCGGCGTGCTGGGCCAGCGGGCGCTGCGCACGCTCCTCCGCGCCGGGCTCTACTGGGCCGGCGCGGGGGTCACGTGAAGGTCCCGCACACGCTGCTCCGCGAGGAGGTCCGCATCGAGGACTACCTGGGGTCCGGCTCGCGTGGGGATGCGTACGCCGAGGCGCGCGTCGTGCGCGCGAGCTTCCAGCCCACTTCCCGCCTCGTCACCGACATCCGCGGGGCTACGGTCGACGTGGACGCCCTGGTCATCATCCGCCCCGAGAAGGGGCCCGTGAAGGCCGAGTCGCGGGTCACCGTGCGGGGCGAGCTCTACCGCGTCGCTCGGGCCTACGCGATGCCCGATGAGCGGCGCCCGTCCCACTGGGAGCTCCAGGTCTCGAGGATCGGCGCGTGAGCGGGAGCTACACGCTCATCTGGTACGGTGACCTGGTGAAGTCCCTCGTTCGTCGTGCCGGCAAGGGCGGCATCCGGGCTGCAGGCGAGCGCCTCCTCGAGGGGGCCGACCGTAACGTCCCATACCTGTCGGGCCGCCTGGCAGCGACAGGCAAGGTCTCGGTCGCGGACGAGGGAGCGTCCAACGCGGGAGCGGTCTACTACGACACGGTGTACGCCGCTCGGCTCCACGAGCACCCCGAGTACACCTTCCGGAACGGGCGCTCGGGCAAGTGGGTGTCGCGGGCGATCCAGGAGGACGGCGACGCCGCTCTCCGGGCCCTGGCCGACCAGATCGAGGGGGTCCTGTGAGCGTCACGGACGAGGTTGCCGCGTGGCTCGGGGCCAATGTCTCAGGGCTCACCTACAGCACCACCATCGACGGCAACGTGTTCGTGGACCGCGCCGCCTCCACGCCCGACCAGGCCGTCACCGTCTACGGGACGCCCGGGGACGAGCCCGACGCCCGCCTCCCTTACGATCCTGTCGCGTTCCAGGTCGCGGTCCGCTCAGGGCCCGGGGGCCAGTGGGCCGCTGACATGAGCGACACGGTCCGGGCCGCGCTCCACGGGCTGCGCAACGTCGTGCTTCCCGGGGGGACGCTGATGGTGTACTGTCTGGCGGAGCAGGCGCGCCCCTTCCGACTCGG